CAAGAATGGGATTAAGACCAGCCTTGCGCATATCTTCTACAGCCCATTGATAACGATGCTTATAGTTTTCAACATTCCAAGCGTTAGCTTGTGCTGCATTAGCAGAATTGTAATGATTCTGAACTGCAGATCCAAGAACAGAACCAGCGACGCTGCCTAAAGTATTAGAAAGCCAAGACATGAAACCAGCTCCTTTTAGAAGTGATCAACAAGACCAGGTGTACCAAACATAGGCATAGGACGCACAGTAGTGTAACGGAAGCCTATGTCAAGCAAGAACTCAGGCTCACTGGGAACAGCGATAATGCGCTCAATAGGCGGATTTTCCATAATAAATTCCTCGTTTAGAGTGGGAGCATTATTGAAGAACTGTGAAAGGTGCCAAACGTCAAGGTTACCACCGGTTACAGAGCTACGGAACTTGCCTGTAATCTGCGAAGGTTTATAGCGATATTCGGCATAGCGTTCCTGATAACCGAAAACAGTAGTATCAGCTTCAGAACCTTGAGCATAGATCTCACGAAGCTCAATAGCCTGTTCGCCAAGATGCGCGAATGTCGGCCAATAAAAATCATAAACCGTAGAGCGAAGCCACATCTTGTTAACACCCTGCTGATAAGTAAGGTCGGCACGGGCGGAAACGAAGCCTATAATATAACCGTGTTCAACGAAAGATTTAGTAAACCCATGGAATTTGGCAGCAGTAACACCATAAGCAGAAAGATTGCCTTGAGGAGAGGTGTTGTCGGTTGCAGAAGTCTGAGCTATTGGATTGACGTTAACCATTTTAGTGAAAGAGCCGAGGAACTCAGGGCGCTGAAGACGAGCGTCCGGAGAAACCACGCCAAAGAAAGAGCGAAGCACTTCTGTATACCGGCTACCACCACGAGCAAGACGCTCGTAGAATTTCTGCATCTGGAAGGCAGTGCGAAGACTGTTGATGGTGAATATACTTGAACTATCAAGATCAGCATAAGAATTCTTGGAGAGCCAAGAAGAACCAGGTTGAGCAGTAACAGTAGCCGTACCAGAACCGTTAACAGAGTGACCAGCTATAGAGGTGCTATAACCACCTTCATAATTCAATGAACCATTACCAGTGAAGACGCTATGCACACCACCGTCTTTGGAAAGCTGAGCAGCACCTAAGCTATTATTGGACTGCTGAACGAAATAGCCTGAAACAGGCGAAGGATCAACTAAAGTAGCGGTACCGGCAAGACCTATAGATACACCGGGTCCCTTCTGCGTCCAAGGCAGAGCTGAAGTAAAATAGTCATGACGCTTACCACGAGGAGGACAAGGATATCCGGGAAAAATGCCAGTTCCAGACTTGAATAACCAAGAAGGCTGTTCAGTAACTCGGGCGGAGTTCAATATTTCGTTAGTATCGCCTTTCTGAATCTTGACGGATTTCTGGAGGTTTTCGTCTCTGAACCATTCATTCCAAATAAGGTAGACAGCGCGGAATGGAAGAGCGCTAACACCAGATATAGTATCAGACGTGTTTACGGGCAAGCCGAAATAGTCCCAGAGCGAACCTGTATAAGTATTATTTTTGTTATCATTAGCCATAATAGCAGGAATAACATAATCAGTACTATCATCAGGATCTTCCTGCTCGAAACAGAAATTCTGCCAGTGTTCCCATACGAGGCGGTTTGGTACAAAAAAGAAAAACCAGTCCAGATAAATATTATCCATGATAGGCTTAATAGGAGTAGCCAATCGAGCAAAGTAATTAACAGACATCCTAGTAGTATCGCCAGGCAATACCTCATCAACAAATACAGGAATAAGCTTGCCTGAATCAAAAGTTGTCTTATAAACATGGGAACGGTCGAACTTAGTCCTTTTCATGTACATTGCAGGAGCATCGCTGAAGCGATGTCCTCGAACTCTTATTTTTTTTCGGGCCAAAATTTCACCTTCTTCGAAGTATAAACCTAATAATTAACCTAAAGCAAATTATTATTAGGTTTTAGTTTATTATTGCGTCACCTACGCCAGTTACATCAAGTAAGTAACTGGCTTCGGTGACGCCTATTTTTGTGTTTCTTTATTTTTTGGTTCTAAAGTGTTATTTTTTTCTTGTGTTTGTTCACTACTTACGGACTGTTGTGGTTCATCGAAGGTATATTTACTACCATACAGACCTTGTTGTTGGAGATATTCAAGCGTTGCAGGATCATTCAAATGGTCGATGAAATTCATAGGATCGTGACCGAATTTTGCTCGAACGTAAGCGGGCAGGCTGTAGAATTCTTCACGAACTCCGGACACAAGCTCAAGCGCTGTACTGTAGTCGCCGGGAAGCGTTGCATCTCCGAACTGCAGGTAAGCGTATTGCGAACTATCGCCGAGGTCAAGAGTCATGATACCTTTCTGACCGTCTGCATACTTATTTACGATGTAATTAATATCAGTCTCATCTTTCTCGTCCTGAACAGTAAGAGAGGGCATGGTAAACTCAATACCGCAATGATCATGTTCTTCTATAGGATCGTAAGCTGTCTTAAATTTCATACTTTCACCTCCTTTCGCAGGCGCCTAGACGCGGCGGGCGTGGCGTATAAAAAAAGGGCGATCTCCATGAGATCGTCCTTTTTCTGATACGCTCTTTATTAGATTATCATTTAGTGGAATCATTGTCAACAGTCTGCACATATTCTATGGCGCGACCAACAATGACAGGAATGTGGGACTCGTCACAATTCTCAATGTAATAGCGACCGTCGCTGTCACCGAGATTGCCAACATAATAAAGAGAAAAGTCTTCAGGATATTTTTTAATAAGCATTTTATCATCGTTAACTATCCCTTCGAAAGCTCGCAGAGCAAGCATATCGTTGTGATAAACCTGTGGAGGACTGAACTGTTCAGCCTTGGAATCATAAATGGAATAAAGTCTCAGCGGAACCATCTCCTTTTCTAAGCGCAACTAAATACCTGCGAATCATAAGGTAAAGCGTAGCTGATATAACATAATAGTCATTATCAAGGCGAATAACTCTAGAATCATCAGGTTTAAGACGGTAAGCGGCATATTTACTGCCACGAAAAGAGTAATTAAAAGAAATACTACGCTCACTACAGAATTTTTTTACGGCTTCAAATTCACTAATAAGCATCACCTCATTTCTGAATTAATGATAACACAGTCACAATACCTTGTCAAGTTTTCTGCCAAGAAAATGTTTATATTTACCTTCCTGAACGCGGCAACGGTCAATCAACCGCTCAAAAGTATTGTTCTCCAGATTATGAAGCATCTTCTCAATACGGTTATTGCGAATAAACTCCATCCAGTGAGGATGCGTTTCATCAAATTTCTTATCATAATAGCGAGGAGGACGCATTTTTTTGCCATTAATAACAACATAATCGCCAGCATAACATTCTTCACCGTGTTTTTCGAGCCATTTAAAGCCTATACCGGGACGATTAGAAGCAACCATAAATTCAGGAATGCGACCTTTATAGTGAGCAGGAGCATCTTTACCAGTCTGCTTTTTGATTATGTAGCGGGCGACATAGGCAGCAGAATCAAAGCTAAACTCACCAATAAGATGCATACCGTATTTCCATACTTTGGCAAAACGAGAAGAAGTATAAGTATTATAACCGTCTGTACGGAACCGAAAAATTTTGTCATCAAAATCAATATTGAAAAAAATATAGTGATAATGGGGACGAGCATGAAGTTCACCATATTCACCACAGCCAAGAAAGCGAATACCACTGCCATACTCACGACGAAGATTTTTCATGAATGTCTGATGAAATTTCTTGCTTAAGCTTTTATCACGCGGCAAATGATAATCGTCAAAAGTGCAAGTAACGAAATAAGCAGAAGACGAAGAACGGGCTTCGTGAACAGCACGGACAGCCCACTGTCTACTATTTTCGAGACGACAACCGATACATTGTTTACAAGAACAGCGAATGAAACGGCTATCGCCAGCAAGCTCAGGATGAGAGCTAAGACTTCCGTAAAAGGAATAATGTTGTTTTCCATTTTTCGTAATTGCTCCTTCGACTGGGTACATAAGCATAGGATTATAACAAACCATATTAATCACCTGTACCGATTGTATCAGGACTAAGTCAGAATGTCAAATCCTAAATCCACCTCGTCCTACTCTTTTATAATTTCTACGACGAGATCTGGAGGTACGCCGAAAAAGACGTCGTGAACCTCGCTTAGATAAACGACGACGTCTCATTTAGCATCCCTCCAAGAACCGAAAAAACGGCTAGTTTTTTTAGAATCATTTTTAGAAGCAACTGGCTCAACAAGTTGCGCAACATCGGTCTGAAAGTCCGAAGCAACTTTTTTAGCAGTAACAGTATTAGAAGAAGCTCTACCTTTCAGAGCTTCAATTAGATCTACAACTTCCTGAATAAAGGGAACAACAACAGTAACAATAAAAGTCAGAATCATGGTAGTTTTATTAGACATAAAAATTATCTCCTTCCAAAATAGCGACCTCCGAGGAAGCCTATAACATTTTTGACAGTAGAACCAACACCGCTAGCGACAGACCTGGGAGCACCTGTAAGACTTTCAAGATTTTTATAGAAATCACGTTCCATACCTGCCATTTCAGTTTGAATATTATCAAAAGCGGCAGCAGAATTAGCACGGTTAGCAGAAGCAA